CGTCGGTACTGCTTCAGGCAGTCCCGCTCTAACGTGGCCAGCTCTCCTAGCGTCAACGGGCGAATGGAGCACAGCTTGCCGTTGATTTGAATATCAACCGGCGAAGCAGCACCCACTGCCCGAGCAACATCCTCAGACATAGTTCGTTCTTTCTAGTCAGAAGTTCCCGATTACGCTGGTAGCGTATAGACCGGGGCATCCACTTGTCCCGGTCGGTAGAAGATGCCGTCAGCACCCCAGGCTGACGTCCAGCCCTCGACTTCTTCCGTGTCGATGTTCACGGACAGGTTGAAGTCATCGTTCATCGCACAGGGGAAGGCCCAGTACAGCGACGTGGCATCCATCCAGAGTGCGACTTGTGCCTTGTCGCCCGGCTGGAACAGGTCAAACTGCTCACTATCGGTGTCGTATTTGCCCTCAGCACTGAACGTCGCATCTCGACGCCCAGCCATTCTGGCGGTGTATCCGGCGGTGTCGCTGTCGCCCCACTCGGACTTGGATGCCAGCTTCGGATTGACCGACCATTGCGTGGTGCGGGCAACGTACGAAGTACCAACAACGAACTTGCCGTTGCGTCCTGTGAGTGCGGTTGTCGTGCCTGCCATTGGTGACTCCTACGGGCTGCTTGAAGAACTGCTCTGACTCGAAGACGAGGACGAGGATTGACTCGACGAGCTGGAAGAGGAACTGGACTGACTCGACGAAGAGCTGGAACTGCTGCTCTCGTTGTCGTCGTGGCGTCCGATAAAGAGGATCTTGAAATCAACATCCCCACCCGTTGCCGTAAGTAAGATTTCATTGCTGGAAGCATCAGCAACATCGAATCCCTCTTCGGCGGGATTGTGCTTGAGCAAGATACCCTGCCCACGCAAGGCGCCGCCATTCGCAACCGTGTGAGATCCGATTGGAGACCAGCCGTTGGTCGCATCGGGTTCAATCTGCAGAACCCCCGCTGAGCCGAGGGCGTTGGTGTTTTGAATGACGATGGTTGTGATTTCTTCAGTGGTCAGCAGCTGGCCGACAATATCGCGGCCGGCTCCGGCTCCGGCATCCAGCGACCCGAGATCGAACAGGTCAATCAACAAGGTGCCTGCAGCCGTAATCGTCCCGGTGTACTCCCAGGCACGATTCGCTTGACCACTTGAAACGCCGTCCGCAAAGTTCAGTTCGTAGTTGAATTGAACTTGACCCGAAGCAGAACGAGTAGACGGAGACGACAAGGTGTTCTTGACGACCGCTGACAAATCCAGCTTCAGCTTTGCGGCTTGGAGTGATCGAGTTCCCATGAATTCTTCCTATAAGGCTACAGGCACGTCGACCTGGACGAGGTAGTTGATCATCCAACTGTATTCATCATCGCCCGTTCGCCCACCGTAATCGTTCTGGTATTGTAACTGCAGAACTCCGCCCATGTCCAGAACAAGCTCTGCAGGAACGATGGAAGGATGTCCACCGTACAGAGCCATCACGAGATTGACGAGTTCGCCGGCTACCTTCTTGGCGGACTTGCTGACGCCCGAGAAGGTGCGAGTGTGAATACTGAAACTCAACGGTACGTTTCGCAGCTCGCGTCGGTTTGTGTCTGTTCCGGACATCCGGCCAATCACGTTCGTCGCCTGGAATCCGAAGATGCAATACGGCATTGGCTGTGCCGGGCCTGCCTCGGTGTCGTGCAGCACCGGGAACGCCCCGATCGAGCCAGCCGGCCAATATACCTGGAACGGAGTATCTAGGTTCCAGGCAGCGACTACGGCGGCGTGTACGTCGAGAGATCCGCTCACGGCATTGGTCCCGTTAGCATCCGCGTGATGTTAGCCAACTCTTCGTGTAAGGTACGCGTCAGGAACCTTCGATTCATTGTCAACTCCAGTGGAATGGAATACTCCACGGGAGTGCCTACAACACCAGATATCGACCCATCTTGCTCCTGCACAACATCAGCGAAGATGGACTTCATGAGCAGCGTCGTATCGGCTCGAGGGAACTGACCAGGATTCGATCGCTGAGTAACGCGAACTCGGCCGGTCTTGGCACTGGTCACCTTCACGACAGGAACAGAAATGTGCTTGACTGTCTTGTCTCGAAGCCAATTCATTGAGATCGTCATTCGCTGCTTCAGTGTCAACGACACGTCGTTCACGACCTTATCAATGAACCACTGATCTCGCTCGCCAGCAGACGAACTTGTCGACTGCCGGCGAGCTTGAGCGGCGACTACTGCGGCACTTGGCATCAATCACCCAATCGGTTGACTTTGTCCAGCCAGGTATCCCAATCCTTCTCGAATCGGGGTTGAGTGTTCTGTACCCTGCTGCCCGGGTTGAGCAAGAACTCGCCGGGCAGCTTTTCGATTTGCCGCATGGTCGGCATCGCCCCTTTGACGACGATGCCCTCTTTGGCCGCAGCGATGTTGAACATTTCGCGGGCCAGTGTCTTTCGCGAATGAATGTCCAGCTTGCCTTCAACCGGCTTGACGCCCTTGACCGTCGTCTTGCTGCGGAACGGCGAGTTCCGATTCAACCAGCTGGTGATCCTCTCGCACAAATCCACATTGTCATGGAGCGGATCAGTGATGGAATACTCGCCGCTGTCGGGGTCGAGGGTCAGCACCATGCCGGGAATGACCGGCAGGCCCGACATGCCGATGGCTTGGTCGCGAGGCACCTCGAAGCTATCCGTCGCTTCAACGTAGACGCCATTTTGAGAGTTGACGCGACCCCGCAGCCGGCATCCAGGGATGCACTGAATGACCAGGTCGTCGTTTCGTTGGGTTGCGGCCTCGATTGCGAACGGGGCCAGCACAGCAGCCTCAAGAGTGGTACTCATAATGGGTGTTCTTCTTTCTTGCCTGGGTGTTCTTCAGTTGTGATAGAACCCGGCGTGCAGGCGAAGAACGGAACTCCTGCACGCCGGGGTTGAATGACGCCGCAAGCGGCGCCCATCGGGATCCTTGATTATGCCGGAGCAGTGGTCGTGCGAGCGATGACCGCTCCACGCTCCATCTGTCCGCCATATCGGGCGGTCGCCACCAGGAGCATTTCGTTTGCCCTGATCAGCGTATCGCCCTCAGTGCTCGACCGCATGGTCAGGCCGCGTCGGCGGTACATGCGGTAACGACCCATGATCGCGTAGAAGATCTCGGTGTTAGCCAAGCTCTCGTTGATCTTGTAGTCGCGTTCCATCCAGCGGTACGAAGAGTAGTCCATGCCACCGAGCCGACGAGCATCGCTGCTGCCGACCGGGATAGCACGAGCACGCTGGTAGCTGGTCTCGTTGCCGCAGAAGATTGCGGTACGCACCAGGTTTGCCTTGTGCTCGTTCTTGGCCACTCCGAAGCGGAGCGACTCGTAATTTCCGAGGCTCGTTGCCCCGGCGAAATTGACGGACGTCGCACCTGTCTTCTGCATCACGCCTTCCGGCTGAGTCGTGCCGTTGCCGTCTGCGATGACGTCATCGAGATCTTCCAGCAGTCGCTCACCGTACTGGGAAGTGATGTGCTGTCCGAAGTCAATCGGCGTATCGGAGAGGAAGTCCAGGCCGACCTGGATGGCACCCTGCCACCGGAAGATCGTCGTGTCGAAGGCCGACACATAGGACGCGGTGTTGAACAGCGAAATCGCCGTTGCATCGACACCACCCCACGACCCGGTGACCGTTCCCGTGACCACGCCCTCAATTCGGCGTCCACGAGGAATGGGCACGACGTTGACGAGCGGATAGAGCTCGCCATTCAACAGCGGTGTGCTGATGACCTGATCGTCGAACACGATCGGGGCAGCTTCAGTACCGCCGCTGGTCGCGTCGTCGAACAGAGCCTTCTGCTCACTCGGAGTCAGCAGACGATCTTTGACGTTTTCGTCGTCAATGTCACCACCGCCGATGTGACCTCCCCACTTCGCCTTTTCCAAGGCGAAGTAGATCAGCTCGCGATCGTGCTGAGGCATCGACTCCAGGGCGAGACGGCTGGACTTGATCTGAGTGCAGCGGATGCTGAACTTCGCCCAAGCACCGGCAATCGCCTGGTCGAGATCCGAACTGGTCTCGAGGGCTCGACCCGTCGCCTTGTCCACGGCACGCTGGCCAGCGAACGGATGAGGACGACCCTTGCCGGTGTTCTCCGGGAAGGTGAGGGCCGACTTGGTCGTCGAGTAGGACTCGGCCGCTTCCTTGACGCGGACTTCGACGGACTTTTCGCCGTCTTCGTCAGCCTCAAGCGAACCAACACCCAGGCGGGAGATCATCTTCGAAAGTCCCGACGGTGCGGTCTTCTCGATGGTCTTCACGCTCTTGGTGACAGTCTTGGCGGACTTGCCGTCGACGTCAGCAGCAGCTTCGGCCTCCTCTTCGGTCGAGTCTGCCCCTTCGGCTTCCTCTTCCTTGGCGGGCTTCTTCTTCGCGTCCTCCTTGAGGGCGTCCTTCAGCTCCGTGACCGTGTCATTGAAATTCTTGACAAGGGTCTGGAACGAATTGGCCTCTTCGTCGGACTTGGTCGTGGACAAGCTCTTGAACTCATCCACCTCGAGGGAACCATCAGCGATCGCATCGGAGATGGCCTTGCGGAACTCGTCGTCGCTCGCAGTGGCTTTGACACTGCAATTCTCGACGGCCCACTTCTTCAACTTTGCTGTGAGTTTCATTTTGGGTCCTGTTATGAAACGTGCCAGCGAACCAGTCGATCGACCATCGATCGCTTGTGGTGAATCAATTGCCAGCGAAGGACAAGAACTCTCTCGTCGTCTTGTCCTGCTGGTCGATGTCGTCCAATGCCTGGAGGGCAAAGACGAGTTGATCTCGTTCGGACTTGGAAGCCTTCTGCAAGATCAGCGACACGGCGTCCTTGACGCTGCTCGCTACCCCCTTGCCAAAGTCGTCTTCGTCGTCCTTGCCGGCGGTCTTGATGACTTCCAGGACAGTGCCTTTGCACTTCTCGCAGAGCGCCTTGCCGCTGCGAGTGCTGCAACTGCCGTGAATCTCACCCAAGTCTTCGGCTACCTCTTTCAGCTTCGCGTAATTCCCTCGGTTGAGCACGGCGCCGGCCTTCTCTTCGATCGGCTGCCAGCGACTCTTCTGCGAGTCCCAGACGCACATCGCGGCCTTGCCCGACTCACGGATGTAACCGCACTTCTGACAGGTGCCGCTGTAGTCGAGCTTGGTACCGCACTGCGGGCACTTGATCTGACTTGCGTCCTCCTGATCGTCGCCGGCGTACCCCTTCTCCTTGTCGTCCTCTTTGGGCGACTCGTTGTCTTTGCCGCCGTCCTTATAGCCGCACTTGCAAGTCCCGCCAGCGAACATGGTCTTGCCGCACTTCGGGCACTCGATCTCCTTCATTTTGTCGTCTTCGGAGTCGCCTTCTTTGTTCCCGGCGTGCTCATCGGCTTCTTTTGATGCGCCGGAGTCGTCTCCTCCGCAGGTGCAGCCTTTCTTTCCTTTTCCGTCATGGTCGATGGCCTTTCCGTTTTCATCGAACTCAATGCCTACTGATTTTCGCTTTGACATGTTCGCTCGATATGTTTGACCGACTTGTTTCATCATCGGGCTGGTCAGTTTGCCGCCTTCGACGTAGTCAACGATAACTTCAACAATCTCGCTGTCAACATTAGAAGGTACCGTTACCACGGATTCTTCCATAACCTCGAAGGACTTGATGTCGAAGCCGCTGGCCTTGGTCAGACCATCTTCGGACTTCATCTTCTCGAACTCCAATGCCCGAAACCCGTGACTGAATCGGCACATATCGTTGTCGACCATCACCGCAGTATCATGGGCCAGTTCGTTGATGTCGACAATGGCGGTGAACAGCTCCAGCGTCTTGCTGGTGTGCTGAGCCACGCCCAACATCTTGCCAATGGGCAGGGTGTGGACATGTTGCCATAGCAGCAGCATCTTCGGATCGACAATGGCACCCTTCGTGCGAAGGATATCACCGTCCCGATCTTTGCGAGGCGTGGTCAGGGTATTGCGGAACACCATCAAGGTGTGCTTCGGCAGTACCAGCTCGCTGCCGATCTCATCTGAGTTGAAGCGTGCCTTGAAGTCCAGGTAGATCTCTTCGACCTGCATGTCCTGGTTGTTATAGGTCAGCGTCTTCGACGCCCGCTTGACAGCGTCATCGAAACTCGTGTTGCCCTTCGCAGCATAGCGATAGCATAGGTCCGAGCCCGCACAGTCCAGGACGTTCTTGACGTACCGGTCGGCCGACAAGATCCCGCCGTTGAACTCGGTGAGCTTTTCACCTCGCTCGCGAATGGCTTTGAGCAGCAGTTGAT